CCTTCTTCTACAGGATCAAGAATGTAATTGCTCGAAGCTTTAGTCATGAACTTCCACTCTCCCGTAGACCCTATTTTTAAATAAACATCAGCATATGACCACCAAGGATATACTGCTTTTGTCGGTGCGGTAAAAGTAACATTTAACCGAGTAAAAGTACGATTACGGTAATAGTATTGTTCTTCGGTTATAGACGCATTGCCTACGGGATAAACAGCATCCAACGGGCTAGGTAAGTTAGTGTCGTGAAAAGTACGAGTTGTGATATCGTATGTATCATCGTAAAAATTAGCGTCTTCTTGGATTGCCGTTATTACCGCTTCGCCATTAAAAGTAGAACGATGCTCAGTAATTCGACACATTTCATTCGTCCATCCCGGTCTGGAATGGGTTAAGCGGATAAGATCGAAAGGTTCGAGGGATAATCCCCGCGATCCCATTTTAAAAGATACTCCTTTGTTAACGCGCAATCTTTCCAACCAGTAATTAGCTAATTGCATAGCGTGGGCTTGGGTGCTCACAGCAGGAAAATCAAAATCTTTCTGTCTGTAATCTCCATCTGCTGCAATTGCTGAACTATCTGCTAAGACATAGGAGTTCTCTTCGTAATTCAGGGCCGGATCAATATATTTAATGTTTACCGCATTAGGGGTATCGAATATATCCGGTTGGGTAATTGTAAGCGAGCTAGCCCCTCCTTCTTCGACAACATCATCCTCGTCAATATCCATAACCGATGATTCATAATTCAAATCTCGGTATTTCATACTTAATTCAGTGGATGTGTAAATCACATCGCCACGGAAAGGAGTTAAGATATCAGCCAATCCATCTATAGCAGACCCATTATCTTTGAGGGTCAGATTACAAGTCCACCCCTTTGTCGAGCAATAGGTAGCACAGTCAGTAACGGAAGTAGAATTTATGCGAGTGAGAGCTATCCCCATTCCCCCACGCCTGGATGAAGTAGTTAAGTAATCTAAAGCACATAAGGCGGGATTGCTGGAAAAAACAGTAGTTGCCGTAGCTGGATTGTAAACTTTTTTCCCATCGAGAATAACAGTTATATCGGGAAGATTCTGGAAATAGTCCTGATCGTACTTCAATTGCATGTAAATGTATGCGGTATATCGTAACGGGTCCGTCCATTCAGGAACAGCAGCATGAAGAGTAGCGCATACATTTTGAGTTGACGAACCTGTAAATATTTCGTAGGATACCAAGCTTCCATATGTTGTATATATTTTATCTCCAATATATACTTGGGGAACTCCATCGATTACAGCGACTCCTTCGATTTCGCCCTCACATAATATGCCTATTAAATGGATAGTTTCATTATCTGAGCCGGAAATGTGTAAATATGCTCGATTGATCCCAATTCGCTGCCGTCCATAGACAACGGGAATCACTGCTGCTGTATCACAGGTGTTTGCTAATAATCCACGGGAAAGTGACTTTTGGGTTTGCTGTGGATCTCTCCCCTTTTTGTTGGCCGTAAGTGACATGGCTGTATTTGCTACCATTACCAAAACAGCAACAATCTTTAAAAATGTCATAACAGTCGTAATTTCAATTCCCATTAACTCACTCTCCACACTCGCAAAATTTTCATAGGTTCCTTGCAAGTTAATACTTTAACCCCGCAGTTAACATAGGAAGCCATTATATTCCCATTGCCTACACAAATAGCAGGATAGATACTGTTTTCATCATTTTCTTTTTCTTTTACAACTACGATATCTCCTGCAAGTTTTTCGTAGATTTCGATTTTAGTAGCAAACGAATCAAAATATTTATACATTTCTCGAATTGCTGATAGCTTATTGTCTTTGAATATCTCTGCGTAGTTGTCTAAAGTAAAATTACCGAATCTGTTCGGCATATTCTTTCCTTGCTTGGTGATAAAGGAATACACCAGTCCCATGCAATCATAGCCTGCGGCGTTTTCACCGTATCCACCAATTGCAAATGGTTTATTTGCAAATTGTCCGGCAAAGTCGGCAAAGGTCTGTTTTTTCTCTTTTGGTTTCAAAGTTTAATCCTTATAATTAGGTGATCTGCCCCACCAAATTTCTTTCTGCATTAAAGAAGGTATGAACCTAAAGCCACCAAAGTTATCCGTATTTGCTAAGTCCCTACATCTATCATAACTTTGATCGCACCAGGTTTCTGTTCCGGCATATGTGCATTCAGTCCCTTTAAACGTCCACGGGCAAGATGATTGGCATGTGCGAGATACTTTTTTAGACCATAAGACCATTTCATTTTTAATTGTAATCCTGCATATACTATCGCCGGAAAGTTCCCACCCCGATACAATTCCTCGCATAAATTCCTGTGTTACTATGGTATTTGGCACGGTGTCTCCATCGCTCGGAGTAACTACACCAACGTATAATTTTGCTGTTTTATTACGCACATCTTCATTTAGCAAAATAGCGCTCAATGATTGGTCTGTATCGTCAATAGTAACAACCAGATCATTTACGGTCCATCCGAGCGAAAAGGATATGTCATCAAAATCAAAGCTGCGAGGTAAAAATAAATTACTGCCGGAATCGTATATGTTTTCTTCTGTATTGTTGTACCGATAGGTGCTGGCAAAGTTAAACTCCACCATATAAAAGTGTGACAGAATTTCTTTTTGGTATTCGGCGGCTAAATCAGAATCTAAAACTCTCATATATTAGCAACTCCCTTAAGCTCTAAACCCGTTGTGTAAAGAGAGCCAGTAAACCCGCTGCGCGTCATTTTATCGTTTTTGAATTTGCATCTGATTCGCAAATAACCCACAAAATTAGTAGTTATGAGGGTATTTAGCGTAGGAGCAGTATCAAAAGTTATCTGGTCAGATGAACAATCACCAGCACCGGCTGCAATCGTATAATCAGAAGCAGCGACCACTAATCCTGACGCATAAATAACATTACTATTTGTGGATTTCCCCGGAATGTCAAAAATTGTAGTAGAGCCATCTCCTATGCCTACAAAAACACCATTCCATTGAGCCGATTCCAACGAGTAGAAATAGAACGCTTCGTACGATCCTCTTCGTGCTTGATAGAAATTCCAGAGTATTTGCATGTCGGCACTACTTAACACTTTATAAGTTAAGGTCACATCGTACTTAGGGTACAGATTTTTCTGCCTACTCTGTTCCTTGCCGGAATCAAACCTTGAAGTAATATTATTCCAATTGGTTGTTATATCAACCGGGTATTGAGGTATTGGCGTTGTTGGGTATTGATAGCTCATTTGGTTTTCAACCTTTCTTTTGCTTGTTGATTATTGCAATAGTCCCTTCCACTGCTTGTTAATTCGATTATTCTGCAACGCATTGGTTATGGGATTGATGATCGCTCCTGGGTTACGCTTGCACATATCTTCAAAAGATTTTGCATCGGCAGCAACAATATTAATGTTAACTGGAGCTGATGCTTCTCTTTTTGTCGATACTGTTTTTCCTTTTGGAATTACTGTTTCCCCTTTTTGCAATACAGCAGGAAATTCATCGGGTAATAGACCACTATGGTATCTAGGAACGGTATTCCAATTTGTATATGGCATTATTCTAGTTGGGACCGCTGAATCACCGACAATACCTCCGTCATGATATAGCATTGCAAATCCACTGGTGCTTGAAGATGCTAAGGATGAATAGGCGGAAGCTGTATAAGCTGCGCTGCTGGCTGCGCTGGATGCGCTAGCAAGAGAACTAGCTACCCCCATCCCTCCTGATATTAAACTTCCTGCTGCACTTAGTATTGAAAGAAATCCATTACTACCGCCTGTGTTGTTTACTCCCAAAGCCCATTCGACTACCATTTGAGCAATTGTATCGGTAAATTTCTTAAGTAATGAGTTTAAGAAACTATCCCAATAATCACTGAAACTCTTTAAATCACCTCTTATTGTGTCAAATAAAACAGTAGAAAATGTATCTTGGATTCCGTCAACCATTGCTTTAGTAGTATCATAATTAGCTTGTGCTATTGTTTTAGTATCGCGCATTCTTTCCAATAAATAAGCAGCGTCTCCATCACTGTAATTTTGACTTGCTTTTAGACGCTTAATGTTTTCATTGATAATAAAATCGGTATAAGCCTTTTCCGCTACTATTTTATTATTAGTAAGATCCATCGCTTTGTTGTATTCATCGATAGCCAGGCTTTCTATAACTTCACTAGCGTTTTCGGCATATGTTTTTGTTTTTTCGTATAACGCAAGAATGGCAGCTTCTCTGCCTGAATAAATATTTTCTATTTTTTTATTTTTTGCTTCTATCACTGCAATTTC